AAACCCACCAGGGAATAAGTGTACTTGTTGTTGTAGTTTTAGCTTTTGTTTCAGATTTCAACTGAGCATCCTTATTGACTTTTACAACTTGTTTTGCATTAATCGAAGTATTTGTATTCACATCGGTTTTAATGTCTTTAGTATTCTTTATATCACGTGTCCTATCGGTTACGATTGTTGATAAAACAGCCTGTTTACCTGTCGAATCGGGTAATGAATAATTAGTTTGAGTAATTACTTCAGTAACACGATCACTTAAGAATGAAGTATCAAGTACTGTCGAATCGGAAACAATGTGTTTATTTATGTTCGATGTTTGAGTAGAATCGGAATGTGTTGTCAGATTAGTTTTTACACTTTCTTTTAGTACTGACTTAGTGGTTTTACACCCAAAAACCAACATGGCAATAATCGAAATTATGAATAGTTTTTTCATGATTCTTTGTCTTTTAATTCTCTTAAAATTATACAGTTTTCAACTCCGGGACATTCCTTTGCTTTTGTAAGTGCTTTGGTAAATTTTTCTACTGTCTTTTGAAATGACTTGACAAGATTCTCAAGGTCAAGTATGCGATTGTTTAAAGCAGTAATCTGTTCATCGTCGGTAGCTGATTTTTTATTCATCAATTGCTCCCACATGTTAACGATTTTAGTGGCATTATCAATTTCAGCCCCTTCAGCTTCCGCATTGGATTTCTTTGCCTCGGCTAGTGCTTTTTTACGTTGACTTTTTACCGTCAAGATATTGACTATCCATCCGCCTGCTAAAAATGTGCTCGATGCTATTGATCCGATTTCTACCGCTGTCATTTGTTTGTAAATCTATCAATAACCGTTAATACTGATTGACCACCGGTAAGGCTGGCAAACACATAAATAAGTGTATTATCAATTTGTCCACCCAGGGCTTTAATAGCAACCATAATAACAAGTATTAAGAATGAACCAATTGAAATGAAACGCTTATCATCCGCATCGTTTGAACTGCTAATCAGCTTTTTAATATATTCTCTCATGGCTGAAATTTAAAGGAGTTTAACCTGTTTATCCAACCGGCATGAAATGTCAATTGAGTATGATCATTCTTACAAATATCATCAAAGAAGTTTTTTCGGGCTATCCATATTTTCTTAAATACTACCGATGGATCACCGTTATTAATAGCAGTTAATGTATCATGACCAACCACACCATCCGGATTTAATCCTAATACTTGTTGTGGCTTTTTGATTCCCCATGTTCCGGAGTTCCAAACCCAATCTACCACTAAATTAGCAATCGACTGATTCTTGATTTGATCTGCTTGCCACAAATCCCAACGTTTTTGAAGTAATCCAACCACATCAGCATGATTAATCAAATTCAAGTCAGCAGCGTCAATATCACCATCACCATCTTTATCATAGCCCTGGCTTTTCCAAGTGGCTAAGGTTACGCCCATATTGGTCTGTTTACCTTTATCAGCAGAGTTGTTGACTTTTCCACCTTCTACGCGGAATTCTATTGGGACTAGAAAATCTATCTTTGCCATAATTCAAGTAATTCGTATAAATTCGTGATTATAGTATAAAAACCCCGCTACCGCTGACGATAGCGGGGTTTCACACACAGAAACAAAAACACAAAACTAAAATTGATTATGCGTTATCCTGGATAAGTCCGACTACGCCAAAACCATCAGCTCTACGGGTACGGCCACCGGCACGTTGTAAGAAACTGAATATATCACCGTAATATTGAGGGTTGCCCTGATCGTCGAACATCTGAGTGACACCCATTGAACGAGCGACTGCTGTTTTACTCCAGAACAAGCCATAAGCGGCAGAAGTGGTAGCGGCTGCTTTTTCACCTGATTCTATGTCAATAAAATCTTCCGGGTAATAAGTCAAGTCGACATTCGTCCATTTGAAATAATTCTTGTTGGTAACCTTGGTTAAAGTCGTATTACTGGCATTCAATGCTGTTGAACGTTCTGTAATTACAAATCCTTCCAACTTTCTCAACTCTCCGTTAATAGGATCATATACGGCTGAATAATCACGAGTAGTTGTTACCTTTAAATTCGAACATAATTGTCCAAACATTTCGGTATCCAGTACACAGAAACGATCACCTTTTGGAATGTTCCATTTATTAAACAGTGACTTGGCAGCAATAAAATCATCAATTGATATTGATTTTCTGTTTCCTGTTCCAATATGTGCAGGTACTGAACTACCGGTAGTTTTAATAAAGAATTGTGGTCTCCAATTATACATCATTGCTTCAGCTACGAATTGTTGCAGATAAGCCATATCTTCGCTCATACACGAGTCCATCTTATCATAACTTAATTCTGCTTTATCGATATTTGGTATAAATCGTGGATCAGTGGTAAATTCGTCCAACACATAGGTTACATCGATATCTTTACGCCGGGTAATGGTAGCAGGTAAATTTTTACGATTTCGTTTTACTCCGCTTACTCCGCCCGCCTGTGGTATATGAACTACACCCTGACCTATCACGTATTGACTTTCGTCGATAGAGTTGAGTAAAAACTCGTTATTTTTAAACAGGTTGCCTATAATATAGTCTACCCAGATTTCGGGAGTTACACCCGCCATGAATGACCCTACCGGTGCATTCTTTTTAATAAATGAGGTGCCAAATGCTACACCACCCGCTACAGCTCCAAAGGCTGTACCTATGCCCACGGCAAACAGAAGTGCCGTCAATAAACTGAGAATAAATTTTGTATGTTTCATATTGCTTTAAATAATTAGTCGATTTGTACTGCGGCAGCCATAGCAACGAAGGTTGCTCCGTCGAAAATAAATGATGCCGTTTTTGTTTTAGAAATTACACCGGCAATTGCCGGACCCGAGAATCCTGTTCCCAGGGTTACCGTTCGTGCAGTTGCATCGCTTTGTGCTTTGACAACCAATAAAGCTCCAATGGGAATATCGGCACCTACATTAAGGTCAAGTTCAGCATCAGCCGATAACTGACCTAAATCAATCACAGTTGTGGTACGTTCCACGTCGGCTTCTACAATTGCATCACCGGCAAGGATTTGTTTTTCCGAAGTTGGAAATACTACCTCTACTTTTGAATCGGCATCAGCCACAATTAACGGAGCCACAAAATTGTAACTCGAGTTATTATTCATGTTGATTGTTGTCATCTTTTTAGTCCTCCTTTAAATCCCGGTTAAACTTCGCTTTAAACAAATTTTTGAAATGCTCCTTGTTAGTTGCTTTCAAATTTTCCAACTTACCATTTTTGTGGTAGTCATCCCAACTCCATGTTTTTTCACCTTCAGGAATAGTTCCGTTACCTTCACCACCCAAATGGTTAGATATTCTAGTAACCTTTGGCATTGAACTAATTACTTTTTCAGTGCGTTCGTAGTTTTCTACAGCCATAGCGGTATACTCATTCCGTAAATCTTCACCGAATTTCTTATCGACAATAATAGCTGTGTCAATCAGGTTTTTTACTTTTGCCTGATTCATTACATTTACCTGATTTGTCAGGGTTTCAATTGTGGTTTTCTGCGTTCCGTTCTCAGTTTCCAATCGGGTAGCCCTGGCTGCCACATTTTGAATTCCGGTAAGAACAGCGGCTTCATCCGAATTCACATCCATATTTAAGATGGGTGCAACCTTTTTGTGATCCATTGTGTCTACTTTTTTAAAATTAAGTATTTGGTTTTGAAAATAATTATATATATCATTTGATTCAATTAAGCTGGCGGGTGGTTCTTCCATGCCATCTACCCCGTCTATAATTTTATCACATAATTTTGCAGCGATTGCATTCTCCGGAGTTAACCAGTGATCAGATCCATCCATATAAAGTTTTATGATAGCCGATGCTTCCACTTCACATCTAGTTGCCAGCATATTGACAATGTCCGTTTCAAACAGATCCATAATATCAGCATAGGCACGAACATCTTTTGAACTTCCGCAAACACATCCTGATGCTTTGTGCAGCATGATTTTACTGTATTTTGCCATGCAAACCGTATGTTTCGGATTTGTCATGATCTGAGCTGCCATACTGGCTGCTATTCCATCAACTATCCAGGTGACTGTAATATCACTTCGATTTAAATAATTCCATAGGGCTTGGCCCTGGGTTACTTCCCCACCATCAGAGTTTACATAAAAGGTAAAGTTTGTGCATCCGCTTTTTCGGCATCTCTCAAGTTCCGGGATTAAAATATTTGTGTCGATATCCATCCAACGGCCTATAATGCCATATAAATAGACTTCACAACAAGAGCCATTGAGCTGGTTTACTATTTCAGATACTTTTTTGGGCATAATTGCAGTAATTTGATTCGGATGCAAAAAAACGGGTAAAAACGCTGTAATCAAAAAAGTACTGCCATTTTGTCACTGATTTTTTTATTATCGGGTTTTATACGTCAATTTTGCAGTACAATTATAGAATGATATGGAAAATAAGAAAAGAAAAACCAAAGCTGAGCGTACCCAATTACACGATTATGCCAAGATGCTTTTTGTTGTCAATAAAATGACACAAAAAGAAATCAGCATTAAAACAGGTATGAGTGAAGTAACCGTCAGCAAGTGGGCTAACCTAGGAAAATGGGAGGAACTTCGAACAACTATATCAGTTACCCGGGAGGAACGAATGCGCTCAACTATTAATCAGCTTACCGACCTTGATAACCTGATTTCCGGTCGTGCTGTAAATTACCGTTTTCCATCAAAGGAAGAATCTGCAATCCGTCGCAGACTTACCGGTGATTTATCTGCACTCGAAGTAGAATGCAATCTGAAAGATGTAATTAATGTATCCATATTAATACTCGAATGGATCCGTCCATTCGACACAGCAAAAGCAAAAGTAATAAGCGATCTTTTTGATGCTTACATTAAAGATCAATTAAAATGAAACCGGGCGAAAGACATAGTTTAGATGTATGGCAGAATTACCGAAAATCATTATTATCGGACAGTGGTATTGAACCAGGGAAGTCGGAAGCGGATATACAAAAGCACCGACAATGGCTCGAAGAACATGATGATGAATGGTGCAAATTTTTCTTTCCAAAATACGCATCAGCTCCTTTCGCCTCGTTTCATCTTAAATTTTTAAACCGTATCATCCACAATCCTGAATGGTATGAAGTATTATCCTGGTCACGCGAATTGGGTAAAGATACAGTTACCATGTTTGGAGTACTTAAATTAGCACTTACCGGAAAAAAGAAATTTGTTGTTTTTACCTCTTCGAGTGAGGATGCAGCCTGTGACCTGTTGATGCCTTATATGATTAATCTTGAAAATAATCAGAGAATCATAGCCTACTACGGAACGCAAAAGAATTATGGCACCTGGGAGGAAGGTGATTTTACGACAACCTCAGGTGTCACGTTTATTGCACTTGGTAAGGGACAATCACCACGTGGAAAGAAAAATGAAGAAATACGTCCGGATGTTATCATTGCCTCCGATTTTGATACGGATGAAAGCGTGCGAAATGCTGAGATAGTAAAAAAAGACTTTGCATGGTTTGAATCGGCCCTTATACCAACGCGATCGATCAGCAAACCGTTACTGGTTCTTATT